GACCCGATCTGCGTGTTGTGCATGCGAGCTCGAGCAACAGTCGCCGACCACTACCCACATGATCGTGTGGTGCTGGTCGAGCGAGGCATGGACCCCAACGACCCGGCATACGGTCGCGGGCTCTGCAAGCCATGCCACGACAGCCACACCGCCAAGAGCCACGGCTTCGGTGGTACTCAGTAACTGAACATGGAATGACCCCCGCGCTGCGCCAACAGCCGGGGGTCTGGCCGACTTTCGAGGAGTCGACATGGCACAGCGTACATGCACGGTTGACGGATGCGGCAAGAAGCACCTAGCCCGTGGGCTGTGTGGGACGCACTACAACCAGCAGCACCAACCCAACCGGCACCCGAGGTACGAGCGCACCTGCCAGGCGTGCGGCGTGGACTACACCACGCCCCGCAAGGACGGGATGTACTGCTCCCTGGCGTGCAGGGACGACGCCCGCACCGGCACCACCTTCGCCGAGAGGCAGGCGGCCCGAGCCGAGCGCGAGGCGAAGGCGGCGCTGCGGGCCGAGAGGCTTGCCGCTCTAGCCGCCATCGCCGTGCAGGTGCAGCCATTCACCCCCGAGCATCGGGCGTGCGCATGGTGTGGCGAGACGCACCTCGCAAGCAGGGACCTCAAGGTCTACTGCACGCGGAAGTGCAAGGGCAAGGCCAAGGCTGCACGACGCAGGGCGCTGGAGCATGGCGCCAGGGGCACATACACATGGGCCGAGGTCATGCGCCTCTACCTGCAACTCGGAGGCTGCGCTTACTGCAACGAGCCAAGCGATGAGGTCGAACCGGATCACGTGATCCCGTTGAGTCGAGGCGGAAGCAACAGCATCACCAACGTGGTGCCGTGTTGCAAGCCCTGCAACTCGGACAAGCGAGACCTGGGTCTCGACGAGTGGGCGGCAGACAGGAAGCGGCGCGGGCTCACGCCCCGATCGCTAAGCCCGCACGTCCGGCATCTAACACACGCGCTACTCGCCGCCTAACCCCCTGGGGAGGGGCCCGCAACCGTCCCAAAAGGGACACCGCCGGTGAGGGGCCTCGCAAGTCCGGAGGGTTCAGACCTTCCAAACCGGACATCACGCAAGGTGGTTCCGGCAGATGCCAGCGCAAGGCCGGCTGAGGGAGATGATGAACATGCCTCGAGGTGGAGCTCGCAACCGTTCCGGCCCTCCTGTCGACCCGACGTCGGGCCGCTCAGACCGCCGAGGCTTGTCGTTCACCGCACTTCCCGCCGAGGGCTACATCGGCGAGATCCCCGACTTCCCGCTTCCCGGCCCGACTGACCGCGAGATCGAGGTCTGGGGGTCGCTCTGGCGCACTCCGCAGGCCGCCGCATGGTCGGTCCAGTCGTGGCGCTGGCTCAACGTGGCTGACCTCGTTCGGCTCCAGGTTCGCGGCGAGGCGCATGACGCCCCCGTGAACATCGCAACCGTCGTTCGGCAGCTTCGAGCGGACCTCGGACTGACGCCGGCCGGTCTTAAGGAGAACGGCTGGACCATCGCCGAGGATCAGGTCGGCGCCCGACGCGACGACAAGGCTTCGGAGCCTCGGAAGTCCTCTCGCGACCGCCTCAAGGTGGTCGGGGGCGATGACTGAGGCTTACGACGGGTTCCCCACGCTTGGCTTCCTTGCCGCGGACTGGATCGAGGCTCACTGCGTTGTCCCCGATGGTGACCTCGTCGGTGGCGAGTTCACATTGCAGGGCTGGCAGCTCCTGTGCACGGTGAACTTCTACCGCGTGGTCACGGGCTCGCCGACGATTGACGAGAACGGCTACCCGATTCGCGGGCGGGCGTTCACATACCGTCGCGCGCAGGTCGTCGGGCCGCAGAAGACGGGTAAGGGTCCGTGGTCGGCATCGATCGCGCTGTTCGAGGCGGTCGGCCCGTGCCAGTTCGACGGTTGGGCGAAGGGCGGCGAGGTCTACCGCTGTGAGGACTTCGGCTGCGGCTGTGGCTTCGAGTTCGAGTATGAGCCGGGTGACCCGATGGGTCGCCCGCGCACGACGGCTCTGATCCAGCTCCTCGCCACGTCTGAGGATCAGGTGGACAACGTCTACCGCCCGATGCAGTCGATGATTCGGCGCGGGCCGCTCGACGACGTGATGAAGGCCCACGAGGGCTTCATCCGACTCCCGAACGATGGCCGGATCGACCCCGTGACGGCCGCAGCAAACTCGAAGCTGGGTAACCCGATCAACTTCGCCGTCATGGATGAGACGGGGCTGTACACGGCCACCAACAAGCTGATCAAGGTCGCGCAGACGATGCAGCGCGGCCTCGGCGGCATGGTGGGCCGCTCCCTGGAGACCACGAACCCGTGGGATCCGATGGAGAACAGCCGTGCTCAGCAGACCTACGAGTCTCGCGCCAAGGACGTTTTCAAGTTCTACCGCAAGCCGCCGGCGAACCTGTCGTACCGCAACAAGGTCGACCGTCGAAAGATCCACGAGTACGTCTACGAGGGCAGCCCGTGGGTCAACCTCGACTCGATCGAGGCCGAGGCAGCCGAGCTGCTGGAGACCGACCCGGCGCAGGCCGAGCGGTTCTTCGGCAACAAGCTGGTTCAGGGCCTCGGGTCGTACCTGGACGAAGACCTCATCGACAGCCGCACGTCGGAGCCGTCCAAGGAGCAGCGGATCTGCCTCGGCTTCGACGGTTCGAGCTCGTCCGACTGGACGGCTCTTCGTGCCGAGACGGTCGATGGCTTCCGCTTCACGCCGACTTACAAGGTCGGCGACGAGGAGCGGCCGGCCTTCTGGGATCCCTCGACGCTGCCCAACGGCCGCATCGACCGGGCCGAGGTCCGGGCAGCAGTCGAGCAGGTTTTCAAGCGGTACGACGTCGAGCGGATGTACTGCGACCCGCGCGACTGGCAGACCGAGATTGACGAGTGGGCGCTCGAGTACGGCGAGAAGGTCGTACTCCAGTGGCCGACGAACCAGATCACCCGCATGTTCGCGGGCCTCGATCGTTACCGGGCGGACATGGTCGAGGGATCGACTACGCACGCCGAGGACAAGGTCTGGAAGATCCACGCGCTCAACGCTCGGAAGATCGCCAAGCCGGGTGACAAGTACATCCTCGGCAAGCCCGCCGAACACCAGAAGATCGACGTCCTTATGGCTGATGTGCTCGCGCACGAGGCCGCTGCGGACGCCCGCGCCGAAGGTTGGGCCAACGCGGGGAACGACTACGTCTATGTCATGTGAGCACACCGGGAGGTGCCGTGGATTACAGCGCCGCCCTCAAGCTCACGAACAGCCTTTACGACCGCCTGGTCCAGCGACGCAAGGGGATCAGCACGCTCGAGTCCTACTTCCGCGGTGAGCACCCGCTCAAGTACGCCACGGAGGAGTGGTCGAAGCAGCACGCCTCGCGCTACAAGGACTTCTCGGACAACTGGTGCGGGGTCGTTGGCTCTGCACCGGGCGAGCGCACGGAGCTCTACGGCTTCCGGCTCGGCGAGGACGGCGAGAACCTGTCGTCGGACGAGCGTGACCTCATGTACGCCTGGGAGGTCAACGAGGGGCCGGCGCAGTCGTCGCAGGGCTTCCTCATGTCGACGATCGCCAAGCGGTCCGCGGTGCTGGTGTGGGGCGACGAGGACGACGAGCCGGTCATGACGTGGGAGCGTCCCGATCAGGTGATCGTCGACTATGCCCCGGAGAATCCCCGCAAGCGACGGGCTGCACTCAAGGCGTGGACTGAGGACGACGTCGAGTACGCGACGCTCTACACGCCCGATGAGGTGTGGAAGTGGAAGCGCGACACGACGACCATGGGCCGCACCGCGTCGGGCCTGTATGTCTCGGTCAGCGGCCTTGCCTCGGCGGGCTGGATGCCGCGGGAGGCTGCTGGCGAGTCGTGGCCGATCTCGAACCCGATGGGTCGTGTGCCGGTCGTCGAGTTCCCGAACCGGCCGATGCTGGGTGGCGAGCCGCTGTCCGACATCGAGGGCACGATGGCGATGCAGAACGCCGTCAACCTGCTCTGGGCGTACCTGTTCAACGCTGCGGACTATGCCTCGATGCCGGCGCGCGTCGTGCTCGGGCAGGAGCCGCCGAAGATCCCGAAGCTCGACGAGAACGGGCAGAAGGTCGGCGAGCTGCCGGTCGACCAGGAGGCCCTCAAGAGGGGCCGCATGCTCTGGCTCACGGGCCAGAACACGAAGGTCGACCAGTGGGACGCGGCCAAGCTGGACGTCTTCACCGAGGTCATCCAGGTCGCGATCAAGCACGTCGCAGCACAGACCCGCACGCCGATCTACCTGATCCACGGCGAGCTCGGGAACGTCAACGGCGAGACGCTGACCGGCCTGGACGCCCCGCTGAACGCCAAGGTTCGTGAGGCGCACAAGTTCTACCGCTCCCCCATGCGCGAGGTCTTCTCGCTGTTCGCGCTCGTCAAGGGCAACAAGGCGCTCGCAGACCAGTGCCGCGTGGGCGATGTGCAGTGGAAGAACCCCGAGGTTCGCTCTGACGCCCAGGTGTCGGACGCGGCCCTCAAGGACGTGCAGGTCGGCTGGCCTTTCGAGGCGGTCCTCGAGCGTCGCTACGGGCTCTCTCAGTCGCAGATCGCACGGATCATCGCTCAGCGCGATGCCGAGCGGGCCGACCCGTACCTGAACGAGCTGGCGGTGAAGGATGCTACAGACGCTGCCGCCAGTGGCGGAGAGGTACGGGAGGACGCAGAGGCGTGAGATTGCGGCTGCGGTCGCTGCGGTGGGTCGTCAGTGGCGGCGCGTGGGCGACGAGTTCGACGCCTCGTATGCGCTGATCGAGCACCAGCTCTGGGCCGTGATGGATACAGCCCAGGAGCGGATCGCGGCGGGCGCGCTGGAGTACATCCCAGCGGTCCTGCGCGAGACCGGCCAGGAGCGTGTCGACGACCCGCGCTACGACATCTCACCGCGGGCTCTCGTCGGCACGGCTGGCGATGGCCTGGGCACGGACACGCTGGCATACGGCGCGGTCGTGCACGCCAAGACAGCGGTCCTGGAGGGCGCGAGTACCCGCGAGGCGCTCGCGCAGGGTGGGCGCTTCCTCTCGGTGTCCGTCGGCACGCTGCTCTCGGACACGGGGCGCACGGCGGAGAAGTTGGCCGCCCACGCGCGACCGGTCACGGGCTTCGTGAGGATGCTCGAGCCGCCGTCCTGTGGCCGCTGCGTCATCCTCGCGGGCAAGTGGTCGCGCCGACAGGAGCGGTTCCTGCGACACCCCAAGTGCGACTGCCGGAACATCCCCGCGTCGGAGTCGCTCGCCGGCGATCTGACCGTGTCCCCCGCTGACTACTTCGACGGACTGTCGGACGACGACCTGGCGCGAGCACTCGGGTCGAAGGCCAACGCTCAGGCGTACCGAGACGGTGCGGACCCGAACCAGCTCATCAACGCATACCGCCGCGAGGGCAGTGTGCGCGAGGCGCAGGTCTACGGGCGCCGCGTCAAGTACACCACCGAGGGCATCACGCGCCACGGGGTTGCAGGGCGTCGCCTGATGGGCACTCGTGGCCGGGGTCGTCAGCCCCGGCTCATGCCCGAGTCGATCTACAAGATCACGAACTCGAAGGCCGAGGCCGACGCCATGCTGCGTCGCTACGGATGGATTCTCTGACTTCCGACCGCGATAGGCGGGCCGGATTCACCCACTCCGCAAGGGAGACACCATGGCCGACGAGGCTACGCAGGACGCGGTCGAGACGGCCGTGGAGCAGGAGCAGAGCACCGACGTCGTCGACCAGTCGACTGCCGACGACGCGGGCCAGGAGACCACCGAGGTCAACTGGCAGGAGAAGTTCGAGGCGCAGAAGAAGGTCAACCGCGACCTCGAGAAGAAGCTCAAGGGCGAGGCCGGAACGCTCAAGTCTCAGCTTGAGGAGCTCCAGGCCAAGCTCGAGGGCAAGGAGGCCGAGTACGCCGAGCAGCAGAAGACCCGCGAGGTCGAGGCTGCGGCGATTGCCAAGGCGAACCAGCGCGTCCTCCGCGCCGACATCAAGGCTGAGGCGGCCGGCAAGTTCGCCGACCCTGCCGATGTCTACAAGTTCCTCGACCTCGAATCGTTCGAGGCCGACGCCAACGGGGACTTCGACCGCGATGCCATTTCGGGCGCGCTCGAAGACCTCCTGACCAGCAAGCCCTACCTCGCTGCGCAAGGCCGCAGGTTCACGGGCTCGGCTGACGGCGGCGCTCGCAAGGAGGCCGGCCCGAAGCAGGTCACGCGAGACGAACTCTCGCGGATGAGCACCGATGAAATCAACGCCGCGCGCGCCGAGGGTCGTCTCAACGACCTCCTCGGGCGCAAGTAACACTCACCACCCCTGAGGAGGGGCCATGGCTATCACCAACTTCATCCCCGAGGTTTGGTCCGCTGCGCTGCTCAAGGCGCTGCGCGACCGCCTCACCTACGCCCAGGCGGGCGTCATCAACCGCAACTACGAGGGCGAGATCGCCCGCGCGGGTGACACCGTCCACATCACGTCGTTCGTCGACCCGGCCGTTCGTGACTACACGAAGAACGGGACGATCACCTGGGATCTGCTGACGGACGCCACTCAGGCGCTCGTCGTGGACCAGGCGGACTACTTCGCGTTCAAGGTCGACGACATCGACAAGCGCCAGGCCCTCCCCGGCTTCGTCGAGGAGTCGACGGTGGGGGCTTCGTTCAACCTCGCCGCCGTCGCTGACGACTATGTCGCCGGCCTCATGAAGTCGGGTGCCCACGCGGACAACAAGCTCGACCCGAAGGTTCTGACCGAGCCTGGCGAGGCGTACAGCCTGCTCGTCGAGCTTCGCACGAAGCTGACCCGCAGCAACACCCCGGACGACGGCCGTTTCGCGGTCGTGCCGCCCGAGCTGTACGCGCTGCTGCTCCAGGACGACCGCTTCATCCGCAACGACGCCGCGGGCACCACGGCGGGCCTGCGGAACGGCTCGGTCGGTCGCGCTGCTGGCTTCGAGGTCATCGAGTCGAACCGGGTTCCGGCGACCGGCGTCACCGGCCCTCCCGCGGACACGACCTACACGGTCATCGCGGGTCACTCGATGGCGACCACGTTCGCCGAGCAGATCGCGTCCACCGAGGCGCTTCGCCTCGAGAACACGTTCGGCGACGGCGTGCGCGGCCTGCACCTGTACGGCGCGAAGGTCGTGCGGCCCAAGCAGCTCGCGACGGCCGAGGTCGACATCAACCTGGGCTGAGCCTGACAACCGACGAGGGAGGCCACCGTGGCACTTGAACCACTCGCGACGGTGGCCGACCTCTCGGCCTATGGCGTCGACGCGGCGAACGAGACCCTCGCTACCAGGGTGCTCGCCTCGGTCTCTGAGGCGGTGCGCGAGGCAGCGGGAGCGCCGATCTCTCGCGTGACTTCGACGGTGGTGCTCACTGGGTCGCCGGGGCAGTGGCTCCGGCTTCCCGGTGGCCCCGTCCGGTCTGTCGCCACTGTGCTGGTCGACGGCAAGGCGGTCACGGACTACAAGGTCCGCGACGGTCGGCTCTGGCTGTCCTCAAGCTGGCAGTCGGGCGGGGAGCCGTCGGAGGTCACAGTCACCTACGACCACGGCCTCGATGAAGTCCCCGAGGACATCGTTCGCCTGGTGTGCATGTACACCGCGGCGGGCATGGCCCAGGCGGCGAGCGGGTTCGACTCGCGCGGCAAGGCGTACGAGCGCATCGATGACTGGCAGGTCGGTTACCTGCAGGGTGGCGATGAGGTCGTTGACCACGCCGAGCTCACAGACCGCACCAAGGCCAGTCTCGCCGCCCGCTTCGGTGGCGGC